GATACAATTTAAAAAGCTACTGAAGGATTTACCCCTCCTTCAGGTACGTTAGACACCATCTTACCACTGACGCAAGCTTAAGTTATTACACTTAGGCTCAAATCAGCCCGGCAAGAGTCTATTCATCTCTTGGAAAGTTTGACGAGTGATTACATCATCAATGTCTTTCTTTCAAGATGGGCCTGGAACCAGATTCCTATCCGAAAGGTTAGGTAAACCTTCTGGTCAGCATTCTGGGTCGTACGCAGTTCATCCTAAACCTACCAGCACTCAAGGTCTGATGTTATCAGCATCGTTCCCTAAGTGGCGGACCGGATAACTACCCGAGTTATCTTGTCCAATCTGAATGAATGGGTTTCCCCAAACAATCGTCTTAGTAGGGTCCGCAGAGACAAACGCATGGGTAAGCTCGCCGATTGTTTTAATATCAGCGAAATACCTTATACGCTTGCTCAGCAAGAATGACTCGAAAGTGTTAAACTGATCTGACCACAACCTGTGGTAAGGTTGTGCCAGACAAGTCTTCACATTTGAAGGTAATAGCACGGCGATAGTGATCAATGATCTTCATCTCTTCGGAAGTAAAAGAAGAAATTCGGAAATATCGATCGAGAATCCACGTTGTGAAATCTCTTTTACTAACGCCTGCGCATCTGTTAGCATGGTGTTTTTCCTAAATTGCAATAAGGCTAAAGGAAAGGGTTTCAAATCCTCTCCATGGCGGAATAAGCTTTTAGCGAATTCAGCCAGCCCTACTGCCTCAAAGGACTTACTCGGACTATAAGGCATCCCTAAAGATGCGATTAGTTCCTTGTAAGTTTCAGCAACAAGTCTATCCCTAATGACTAAGTCATCACCCAAAAGGGCGTATTCTTCAAAGACATTTGAAGATTTAGGGTATGTTGTTTTATAAGAAAGCTGGACGAGAACATGATGACAGAAGGCCATTGCTGGCCAACTGGATAATGCTCCCATGGGCTGCCCCACCTTGTAACGAATACGTTTCAGGGTCCCCTTGTGATTATACACAAAGGTCCTTTTTGCTATGACTTGCAACCACCAAAACGCCTGCCAAGGCGTTAGTGCATTGCACTTTCAAAGTAAAATGGCCTGTAGGAGGCCAGGAAACCTATCAGTACAAGCGCTTAGGTCAATTGATGATAACTGCTCATCGAGTAGAGATCATCTTCTTACCCTTGCGCGTTGCAAGTCTTGATCAAAAGTCCCATCCTGAGGTATTATTCTCAGTATGGAAGACAAATGACGGTGTACCGGTTTCAACAAACTTTGCGAAAGCATGTCTACAATCGCAACCACTCTAGTTTTACCTCCCTTATCACTAAGGAAAGCTAATCTAGAATGTTTTGGATGTCGACTCGCGATCTCAGAGGAGTGATCTCTCACTCATGAAACCGTGTCCGAGATTGACTTAGACACATGCTCCCTGTTTATGACGGGAAGCGTCCAATAAAGGAAGAAAATCTTTATTGATAAGTCCGTTGTCAAGACTGCATAGGTATCTTCAATAAACTTAGAATATGCGGGAGATCCATTAGGACCTGCCGAACCAGAGATCGACCATTTTAACTCGATGGAAGACATGGTTTTAATATTATAAGCCCTCTTGAAGACACGGCATGCTGGACCTACAAATGCTCGAAATTTTCTTGCAAATGTAAGTAGGGAACCACCAAAAGCACTTGTAATAGTGCTCACATCATATTCAGGCTCTAAATATACCAGTCGGTATATTGAAAGCACAGATATTCAGTACAAAGATTCCAAGTGGCTATTTTTCGAAAGCACCACTGCTCTCAAAAAGCTACGAGGATATTTGTAAGGAAGTTCTTGCTCTAGTTTCAGTCCCATTATCGCTCTAATGCAAGCATTAGATAAGGCTTTAAAACGATCAAGCCCCGGCCTACCTTCACAGGTAGTTCAGGTCGAGAGTTTCTTAGCTATTGATAATGAAATAGAACATCTCATGGAATCCTCACGGAGACCGAGACTGGTGAATAAGTTATGTGCTTTATAAATTATAGTTTCATAATTTGTTCGCTTTTTATTATTTTTTCTTATCATTTGTTGTAAATAAATGGTAGGAACATTTAGTAAAAATTGCTTTCCCTTTGCAAGCAGTGAGGAGCGGCGGAATCTGAGCTACATAGTTCGGTTTCCCAGGCCTAATATGCATTACGGAAGTAAAATGATTTCTCATCGGGAATCCTTGATTGAGGGACTCCGAGGTAGGATGACTCCTAC